TGGCTGCACAGGCGCTCATCTACGGCTCGGTCACGATCACCGGCGAAGACTATCCGACTCGAGTCGTTGACTTCCGCCGCAACCCTGGCCTGACCGACATCTTGACCGGCACTGCCCGTTGGGGTGAATCGGCTGCCGATCCTCTTGCCGACATCGCTGCGCTCCGCACCTTGTCGTTCCAAGAATCCGGATCGCCGATCACTCGCTTGACGATGGGCCTGGAAGCGTTCGACCGCTTCTTCGCCGATCCCAAGGTAGAGGCTCTGCTGAAGGGTCAAGAGATCGGCAACGTGGCTCGCACCAGCGACTCCACCTTGTCGGCACTCGGCAGCCCTGGCCAGCCCTTCGAGTTCCGTGGCGTCCTTCAGGGTGCCAACGGTCAAGGCCGCCTGGAAGTCTACACCTACAACGAACAGTATGAGGACGAAGACGGCAACACCGTTGCCATGATGTCCACATACGACGTGGTTGGTACCGGCCCAGGTCTCCAAGGCGTGCGTGCTTACGGAGCGATCCGTGACAAACGCGCCGGTCTCCAGTCTCTTCGTCTGTTCCCCAAAATGTGGGACCAGGAAGACCCATCGTTGACCTACACCATGACGCAGAGTGCGCCTCTCATGGTACCGGTCAACATCGACAACAGCTTCCGCATCGTCACCACTGACGGCCTGTAATAGCCAGTAGGGGAAGGTCAGCATCCTTCCCCGACCGCTGGAAGTTAATTCCAAAGGAGACCATAAAATGCCAGTGTTAATCCCCGTAAAGGCCAGCGTGAAGGTTGTCCGCAAGGGCAAGCGTCTGCCGGTACCAGTCGGCAAGCCTTTCCAGTTCACTGACGAAGAAGTCAAAACGATCCACGCGATCATGCCTGGCGCTTTGCGTGCGCCGGTAGTTGAAAAGTTCGTTGCTGAAGAGGATGAAGACGATGCTGAAAACGCTGATCTCGACCTTGAAGATGAAGACGAAGATGAAGCTGAAGGCGATAGCGGCGAAGCTGAAAAGCCTGCTGCTAAAGCATCTGCGAAGTCGGCTCCAGCCAAAAAGTCCGCTGCTAAGAAAGCTGCTGCGGCTGACGACGACATCTAAAGATGAGCCTTTCGGCTGACAAGACAGAAGCGCGGCTCGCGATCCACGAACGGATGGGCGAGCCGTGCTCTTATTCGGACGGCATAGACACGTGGCCTACGCTAGAGCAGATCGAGCAAGGCCTGGAACTTACAGTCCGGTTTCACACAAAGTCTAAAGTTTCGATGTCCGAGTCCGACTCGATGTCGTTGATGGAGAACATCGAAAAGATTATTTTTATGCAGCCGCAACTCGACGCGCTCGGCCTGGTGCCTGACAGCGGTGGAGTGCTGACCTTCCCTGGTTACGGGTTAAGCGTCGCGCTGGATAACGAACTCGATCCTGACGGTCCCCTGCAAACATACTGGACGGTGACGCGTGCTTAAAGTCAATCTCGCTGCACTGCTAGGCCTGGAAGAGTTCTTGAACGACGATCCAGAACGCACGCGCAAAGCAGCATCGCTCGCTATGAACGACGTGCTATCCGGCGCTGGCTTGGCCAGGTTCCGTCGCGCTGTGAACGCCGAAGTAAACTTCCCCGCTGGCTATGTAGACGACCGACTCACATTCGGTACGAAGGCCACCGCGTCGAACCTGACTGCTTCCATCGTTGCACGGCAGCGGCCGACGAGCCTGGCACGCTTTGCCACTGGCGCTTCCATAGGCAGCAAGGGCGGCGTCTCTGTCCGCGTCAAGAAGGGCGGCGGCGGAGCGTTTATGAAGAACGCGTTCCTAGTTAGGCTTCGCGCCGGTGCCTCTGCGAGCGACGACAACTTCAATACCGGTCTCGCGATTCGTCTGAAGCCAGGACAGACCGTGCTCGGTAAAAAAGACACATCGAATATGGTGCGACTCGACACCAACGTCGTCTTGCTCTACGGACCTAGCGTAGATCAGATCGTCCGGAACGAAGTCGCCGAAGCTGAAACGCCAGAAGTGGTCGATGCTATCGGTACCGAGTTCTTCCGGCAGTATGCAAGATCGGCTGTGCGGTAATGCCCGATTCGAAACAACTCCGTATCTTGAAAAAGCTGACCGCACATCTGGAAGCAACTTCCGGATATGAAGGCGTCAAAGTCTATCGCGGCAAGGCGATCATCTCGGCGAGAGACGTCGAGGATTGCATGTCGATACTGGAAGCGCCGCGCCCTGTGATCGGTGCTCCGGCCGGACACGAAGGCCATCTGCGCCGCGAGCCGTGGACGCTTTTGCTGCAAGGCTGGCCGAAGGACGACAAAGATAATCCGAGCGATCCGGCATACAACATGAAAGCGGCCGTCGAGCAAAGGCTGTCACGGATCATCGCCGTCAAGCCTAGTAACGGTCAACCGATGTATCCGGAAGAGTACATGCTTGGCAACGATATTGTCTCTTTAACCATAGGACAAGGTGTGGTAAGGCCGCCTTCGGAAGAAGCGGCTTCGAGACTGGCCATGTTTTACATTCCGCTCATTATTGATATGGTTACAGACGTTAGCAACCCACAGGATAAGGGAGTATTAAGATGGAAAATAACTATGTCGTCGGACGTGGCCGACTCTTCTTCGGTCAGTTCGCACCAAACACTCGCGTAGCAAACGGTCAGGCTTACTTCGGTAACACGCCTGCCTTGTCGCTCGCGCAGGACGAAGAAACGCTGGATCACTATTCCAGTGAAGGCGGCGTTCGCGTCAAGGATGCCAGCGTCACGCTTCAGAACGATTCGAGCGGTAGCTTCCAGTGCGATAACATCTCGCTCGAAAACCTGGCGCTTTGGTTCCGTGGCATTGTCACCAGCGAGATCGAAGCTGGCTCTGTGTCGGCTACCGGTACCGTAACCTTCTCGACTGCCGTTCCGGTCGCTACCGATGAAGTCGAGATCAACGGTCAAGCAATCGAGTTCGTCGCTGCGGCTCCGGTAGGTATGCAAGTCTTGATCGGCGGCACCATCAACGCGACTGCGGTTAACCTGGCGAACTTCGTCAATGACACCAGCGTAATCCTTGGCGTGACAGCTTCCGTTGCCGGTGCCGTGGTCACGTTGACCGCAAATGATCCTGGTACGGATGGTAACGCCATCACGCTCGCCAAGACCGCAGCGACTCCAGCCAACATCACTGTCTCCGGCGCTAACCTGACCGGTGGTACTGATGTGACCGAGACCATTGCCAACGTCCAGCGCGGCAAGTATTACCAGCTTGGCGTTACTGCGGATCGCCCACAGGGTATCAGCGGCGTCGGCACAGTCTCCATCACCGGCGTCGCTGATACCAGCTTCACCGTTGACGCTGCATCCGGCCGTGTCTTTATCCATGAAGACGCGCCCGACATCGTGGACGGTGCTGATCTCGACTTCGCTTACGGCGTGGACGCCGGTATCGACGACATCGTGATCGCACGCGGCGACACCATTGAAGGCGAGATGACCTATATCGCCAACAACGCTGCTGGTAAAAACGACAACTACTTCTGGCCTTATGTCAAGCTGACACCAGACGGCGACTTCAACCTGAAGGGCGACGAGTGGTTGACCACGACCTTCAACTTCGAAGTGCTGAAGCGCGACGAAGCAACCGAACGCCAGTACATCACACGTCGTCGTTGATTACTGCGCTCGTTTGAGGCATAGATGGGGCGACGCCTTTCGGGGTGTCGCCCTTTTCTTTTGAAGCGAGGACAAAAGCTATGAGTTGGACCGACTATAAACAACCGTCGATTGACATACCGCTGAACGCGGATGCCAGTGTGACGGCACCGGTGTACGGACTTGACCTGGACGATATCAGCACGCTTGTTGGTAGTCACCTGGAGTCGATGATGGCGCTGGCAGACCTGTACAGGGAATCGCAAGGCGATGTATTCGCCGGAGAGAACCTGGCAGCCTTCCTTGTCTCGGCGTCGCGCTCGTTCCCTGAAGTCAGCAAGCACGTGCTGGCGCTCGGTACGCGCACACCTGAAGTCAAAGCCATGAAGTTCCCTGTCAGTATCGAGATGGCCGCACTGGCCGCGATCCTGAAGCTTACGCTGGAAGATGCCGGTGGCCTGGGAAACCTTTTGGCGATGCTTGGCGGCGCTCTAAAAGGCGCAGCGAGCGGGAAGGGACAAGCATCGCAGAAGTTAAGGGACACCCTCTCGCAATTTTCTACTATGGACTCAGGGAAGACGCAAACTTCCTGATCGCAGAAGGACACCCGAACGCACACCGTTACACCCTGGGGCGGCTGTGGTCAGAAGTTGAGATCACCAGGCGAAGAGTAGAGCAGCGGATCGCGCACGACGCCACAATGAACAAGATGGCACAGGCAGCGATCCACGGTGGTAAAAAGGGTCACAATCTTTTTGACAAGATCATTAAGAGACTGACCGGTAGCTAAGGGAACGGATAATGGCGGCACTGTCAAAGCGCGATATCGAGATGATCTTTCGGGCCGAGACGGATGCCGCCACTCGTCCGGTCAACGCTCTCGCCGCTGATGTAAAAGGTCTCCGCAAGAACCTTGAAGATTTAACCACGTCGAGCAACAAAAACGAGAAGTCGCTTGACGCGCTCGCCGCGACCACACGCGAGTTGGAGAAGGCGCAAGACGAACTCGGCACCAACCGTGCTCTGCTGACACAGTTGAACAGCCAGGCGGCTGCACTGGAGCGAGCACAGGCGGCTGCCGACAAGGCCGCAGAGAAGTACCAAGGATTGAAAGCGCAAGTCGATGGTGCCGAAGCACCGACAAAGCGCCTGACGAACTCCCTGGCCGCCGCAGGACGTGCAGTCGATGCCAACAACGCCAAGCTTGAAACAGCACAGCGCGATTACGCCCAAGTCAAGGGCGAGATCGAAGCGATCATTGGTCCGGTCAACAACTTCCAAGATGCTTTTCGCCAGATCGCATTGACGCAGAAGGACGTCGCACAGGGTCTCGCGGTATCATCTGCGGCCGTAGGCGAGTTCAAGCGTGAGATCGCGTCCGTGGGCGCTATGGATAACTTCAATGCGATGGCCGTGCAGTCGCCGGTGTCGGCCGAGTCCATCGCCACGATCTCGCAATACGAGAACAGGGTAGAGCTGCTTCGGCTCGAAGAAGCGGCGCTGGCTGCTAACCGGCAGAACCAGGCTGCGGCCGAGACCGCTCGCAAGCAGAAGCAGAAAGACGACATCGAGTCCCTGCTTCAGACTAACACGCGCTTGTCGGCCGAGATCAATGAAGTTGCGGCCGCAGCGGCTCGACTCGATTCCATCAATGCCTACCGGCGCATGGCGGCCGACAGCGTTGCGGCCCTGGCGAATACCGGCCGCTTCAAAGAGAGCCTGGACGGTGGAACCATCAGCGCCGAGCGCCTGGCCGACTCGATCCTTGGTATCATCAATCCGACACAGGCGGCGTCGCGCACGCTCGCCGGTGCTCTCGATCAGATCGACAAGTCCACGGCGCGGCTGGAAGGCGGCAAGCTTCGCGTATCCGAGTTCAGCGAGATCGCGAACGAGTTGTCGCAAGC